GCGTCTTCCCAGTTGTCTTTCATTTACCGTCTCCCTTAGCAAGCAATTCGTTCTTGGCTTTTGAGCCAGCAGATGAGCCAAAATAGTAAGCGATCACGCCGGTAAATGCCGTCTGAAGGGCCCCCAGCATCAAAAGCAACGCTTCGTTGCCATTCTTAGGGACGCCGTAGACAAACATCCAGAACAAAATCCCGAAGAATCCCAATGTGATAGAGGCGGCCAGCACCTTCGGGGTATAGTCGCCAGTCTGGATTTCCCGGTTGCGGGCGCTGTCACGGTCGCCTGCCGCGATTCGCTCCAGATCAATCTCAAGCTCTGCCATCCGCACTTTAAAGTCGGCATCAATCTGCTTAATAGCCGCAAGCTGGTCAGGCGTGGCGCTCTGCATTGCTTTAGCGATGTCAGCCTCAGAACCATCTTCCGTGCCAAGAAGGACGTTGGAGAGGGTCTTCGTGGCAAGGCCAGCCAGTGGCCCACCAAGAGCCGTTGCGATGGTCGGTGCTATCTGGCCCAGCAAAGGCCCTACTGCTTTCATGATGTCCATTTTACCCCCCGACATTAGCGGGAAGGCAGGCTCCCCGAACAACCAAATTGTATGCGTATCCCCGTTTATGCGTCTCCTTCAGTTCTTCCAAAGCCTTTTGACATGTCACCAAGTCTGGAAGAACTGTAATCGGCATAAAATACATTACCCGCGCGGACTGGACATCCAGCATCCACGCTATCAGGACAGCTTTAATCGTAATCGCGTCCATCTACGGTACTTTCTGATAGTCTAACCAAGAACCTGCTTCAAAAATTGTAGCTCCTGCATTTGACGTATTCTGTGCAATTCGCAAAGCAAAAGTTCCCGGCGAAGAGCTAACAGTGATGCCCACATTGAAGGCCACAACGGATGCACCCGAGCCAGCAATGTTAAAAATGTTGGTGTCGTATGTAGTCGTGGCAGCCGTATTTGCAAAAACAACACCACGAATACGGGTTGCCGTAGGGCCATTAAAAGCAATTCTCCATCCACCGCCATTGTAGCCAATGAAATAACAACAGCGAATGGCGTATACAGAATTTGCCGCCATTGAGAACTGAAGCTGTGTGTCATCGACAAGCGTTGTAGAACTGGTGATGCTTTGATCAGTTGTCTTATCTATCGTAGTCCACGCTGAACCAGCAGCCCAAGATGGATTCGCACCGGCCCCATTGGTTGTCAAAACCTGTCCAGACGTTCCCGGAGAAAGTACCGTCCATGCGCTGGCGCTGCGGTACAAGATGCTGCCTTGAGCGTTCCCTGCGGTGGCATCAAGAACCTGTGTCAGCGTATTTGCAGCAGGCGATGCCGAGCCACCGGAGACGTTTGAAATAATAGTATTATTTGCGACAGAGGGCGGAGAATAGGAAGACGCGGCAGTTGTCTGAACAGTATTATCCGGGAACTTAAACCCAGTTGCCGTACTCCAAACCTGACCGTTGACCTTGATAGGGACAGAAAACTCAACTGGGTTTCCCCAAGTGACATTAGATGCAGTCAGGTCAAAGCCGGTCCCGTTCCCAACCAGCAAATCCCCACTTGCTGGCGAACGACCAAACTTTAACGCGTCCCCCCATATAGAGACTTTATCGTCTGCCATGTCATTTTACTTTCTGCTCAAGGCCATGAAGACGCTTATCAAGCTCTGCCCTCATACGCTCCATTTCCATGCGGATAGCAGCACGAGCCCCTGCGGCATCCGCTGCCATCTCCATTCGGCTCTTATCAATTGCCGCCATAGACCGCTCACGGTCCAATGTCATAGCTGCACGAGCCAAAGCGGCATCGCGTTCAACCTTATCAATTTTGTCGTTCAGGCTCTCTCTGATCTGAGCCATGTCAATCGTCGTGCCTTGCGGAGGGATCGCTTTGTTTTCAGCGTTCACGACCACCGCAATTTTGGACTTAAGCTGAATGATCTCATTGCTTGCATTGGACAGGCTGGCCATAAGATAGACCACGCAAGAAAACAAAATTGGGATGCCAGCAAAGACGATCTTTTCAACGAGCGCACCCTTTGAAGAGTTTGCTGCCATTTCAAGAGCCATCTTCTCTTGTTTTTCCTCTGCGCTGCTCATTTGTCAGCCTTTCCGTCCAGCTTGTCGTAAATGCGCTGAAACATCTGCTCTATGTGTTCCATGCGACGATCTAAATCCACTTTCATGACATAAGTTTTTGGCAGTTCTGTCTCAATGTCATGAAGATCGCGGCGCAATTCTTTGACAGCGCCCCACATTTCACGCGCAAACCACCCACCGACGCCGGTAGCGATCATGAAAGCGGCATTGATGAGTGTTTGCTGGTCCATCTTACGCCGCTTCTTCGGTTAGGGTTTCTCCTGACATCCATTTTACATTATTCTGCAACCGAATGTCAGTAGGCTCTAATTCCAAAGCCAATTTTGCCTGTTCCAAAGCAATGTCCTTCAGGCCCAGCCGCCAAGCCGCGACTGCTGCCAGATCATGTGGCTGGAAGCCCCAGACCGCCGGGTCACAGGTATAGACCTTAAGACGATCCTTGATTCGCAGTGCCCGCATGGCATAGGCAAAGCACTCTTCCCAGCGCCCCTGCCGATAATTCAGCATAGCAAGTTCGCACCACGGCTCACGGGTATTAGGAGCCTCCGAAGCTGCCATCTGGAAAGCCTTTTCGGCCTCCTCCCAGTTGCCCAATTCGTTATAGCACCGGCCCATGACCCGGTAGGCATAGCACCGCTCGTTCTGCCATGTGGCACGGGGCAGCTTCAGATAGCTGTTGCAGGCGTCGATGGAGTCCTGCCAGCGGGCATGAAAGGAAAGCTCGCGGGCATAATAGAAAGCATTTCGCGGGCAATCAGGGTCTTCTTTGACCGAAAGCTCCAGCAAATCCATGTACTGACCCCTGCTTTTGGTGGGGTCAGGCTTATGAACGGCCAGAAGCATCGGGGTATGAGCCCAGATTTCCTCTATCCGGCCATCAGGAATGGGATACTCATGGCACGGATGATGGAAAAAGTACCCATGACGGGCAAAGATTTTTTCATAATAAAATTGAATACCGCATCCCCAATCAAACATATAGCGAAGCCGGGTAGTAACTCCGGGAACCCATACACGTTCTATTTCTTCTCGCCATCCCGGCTGTAGGATTTCGTCAATGTCTAGGCTGATAACGATGTCAATGTCACGAGGGAGGAGGGCCAAAGCCGCATTCCGCGCCAAGTCAAACCGCCACGGAGTAATGCAAATATGGTGGACCTCTGCTCCATACTCCCTAGCCACCTCAGGCAGCCCGTCCGTTGAGCCAGTATCAGCGATCAGTATCAAATCGGCGTCTTTGGCCGATTCGCAAAATCTTGGCACAAACTCAGCTTCATTTTTTGCTATGGCACATACAGCTATTTTCACGACGCCCCCCTTGCCCATTGACCAAAATACTTACTCTCAGCCTCTTTTCGCGCAGCAACCGCATCTTCAAATGAAGGCCAACGCCCAAGATGGATTTGTTTCCCACCCACCTTAATAAGTGATCGCCACCGCTTGTTCACTTTGTCATATGTCACGCCACATACGCCGCTTGTATTGTTGCTGTGTGTCCGCGTGTTTTTGCCGTTTTGAAAGTTCGTGGCTTCTCGCAAATTGCAAAGCCTATTGTCGGACTTGTCGCCATTAATGTGATCAATTTGATCAGACGGCCATGCGTCAAACTGAACTGCCCAACAAATACGATGAGCTAGGTATCGCTTTTTACCAACAACGACACCAATATAGCCTGTGCTTAAAAGTGTCCCGGCGGGTCTCGTTTTTACCCGACCACGCCCTTTAGCTCGCCAGTACAGATGTCCTGCCTGAGCGTCATAGTCAAAAAGCTGTTTTACTGATTCTATATCCATGCCAAGAGGATGCCACAAAATAGCAGGGAAGTCAATCTGCTTGGCATAAAGACCCCCTCTGTCTGCCAATTTACGGTTTTGGATATTTATCCTTAATTGCTTGAATAGCAGCTCGCCAAGCGTCATAGCCGCCGTGATACAAAAGATCAAACTGGTCCGCGAATGATGGGTATTCTGCGGCGCGAAGCTCTTTGTAGCGATTGCGCTCACGCTCGGCCATCATCCGGGAAATTTCAACCTCAACCAAATTTTCATTGATTTGAACAGAATTTCCATCGGCATCAAATGCTTCAGTTCCTGCGTTAATTGCCACGACATTAGGATGAGTAGCGTAAATAGCTTCGTCGCGCATTACCTAATCTCCATAACAGTAATTGTTGAAGCGGTTCTTGGATGAGCGGAGTTGTCAGTGTCGGCGTTTGACCTGTTTATATTGAAAGACCCCGCAGAAACTCGCCCTTGCAGCTTATAAGTTGTTGCAGAGGTTGTTGCAGGACTATCTACAAAAATAATAGGCTGCCCGTTCAAACTGTTTGAAATGAATGGCGTAGCACTTGTTGCTCTTGGCCTGTTGCTGGCAGCGTCGCCAAGACATATTGCAGTGGAATTTCTTACCAACTGCAATGTTACGCTTTCATTGTTTGTTGAAGAAACATTAACCATTGCAATTATTAAAATTCGGTTTGACGAACTCGTAGGAGTTATTGTCACCGAAAGCCCCGTGATGTCAGTATATGTAGATGTCGTAGCACTGAACGTGTCTGTTTTGGTAGTTGTTATTGTTTGTGTCAGCCCAGCAGCCGTTGTCTGATTTGTCCCGTCAGCGAACTGGATGCCCTGATTTGCTGCCGACAGGATTAATTTACCGCTGCTGTCGATGCGGGCGCGTTCGGTACCAGAATTTGCAATGATAAAGTTTGATGTGCTTTGCTCAAGTGACCAGTATGTTGTTGCGTTTTGCAGGAAAAGCGTTGCTCCTGCTGAAACAGACCCAACCATTACATTGCCAGCAACTTGCAGTTTTTGAGATGGAATTATCCCAATCCCGACATTGCCGGAGGTGTCGATGCGCATGCGTTCGGCAACAGAGTCCCCCCCGTTTGTGTGGAATGTTAAAGCACTCTGAAGCGTACTCGGGTCTGCTTGTGTAACAAGACCGATAACTCTACCAACAACGTTTGTTGAAGAAAGAGACCCGGAACCAGTAGCAAAGTCTAAAGAGCATGCATAAGATGTGTTTTCAGTTGAATTTCTGATTGTAGACCTAATATTAGATGTAGACTCTAACGTCAGCAGTTGAATGGGGCTGGTTGTCCCAATCCCGACATTCCCCGCCGAATCAATCCGCATAACCTCCGCGCCGCCTTCCGCGAAAGCAATCGTGTCAGCCGCAGGAAAAAACATGCCGGTGTTTGCGTCCGTGCCGCGAATGGCAGGAGTTGCAGCCGAGCCATCAACGTCCGAAACGC